CGCCTCCGGTGTGTCCGATTCCGCCTGTGACACCTACGGCGGAATCGGACACATCGGAGGCGGTGCGATGTCGGGTAAAGACCCGTCAAAGGTTGACCGCAGCGGTGCGTATGCAGCCCGCAAGATTGCAAGAGACATCGTCAGTGCCGGATATGCGGATATGGCAGAGGTGCAGATCGCATACGCCATCGGCGTGGCTGAACCTGTGTCCGTGTATGTAGAGACCTTCGGCACAGAGCATCAGGATATTGAGTTCATCACGCAATATGTCCGTGAGAACTACGACCTCACACCGAGAGGTATCATTGAGGGGCTGCATTTGCTGGATGTGGACTATAATGCTGTTTCTGCCTACGGACACTTCGGAAAATCGGGGCTTCCGTGGGAGCAGTGATAGCTCAAAAAAATTTTTTTGAGAAATTTTCAAATTGACTTTAACTTTTGGCCTCTCCCACGACAATATATGAGGGGCGTTGTTCAACACCGACTGTAAGACAGTCTACGGTGCTGACCGCCCTATCACAATGAAACCAACACCACTGTGGAAAGGAGGCAGAGGTAATGCCAATCAAACCAAAGACACCATGCCGGCATCCCGGCTGTGCAGCGCTCGTTCCTTACGGTACCAAGTACTGTGACAAGCACCGTTCCCTCCACTCGGAGGACACACGATCCGCAGGCAGCCGAGGCTACGGAACCGCATGGAACAGAGCACGCAAGCGTTACCTTGAGACGCACCCACTGTGTGTGGAGTGCATGAAGGCAGGACGCTATGTCAAGGCAACTGATGTGGATCACATCAAACCGCACCGAGGAGACAGCGTACTGTTCTGGGATCAGAGCAACTGGCAGAGCCTCTGTCACCGACACCACAGTATCAAAACCCGAAACGAAGACCACACCCCTGAGTACAAGTACTGAAAGCAAGCCACACTTACTATCGTTGCGGTTCAGGCAGGCTCAGGGGTGTACTTATCGGGCGGGGCTGGGGGCTGGGGCGACCGCCGGGGGCGGGTCGGAATCTCTGCGGGATGCCGAACACAAGACCGTCGGCCCCTCTCGTGTGAAAAAACGCGAATTTGCAGGGCCCCCGGTCAGTCGGGACCCTGACAGAATTTGAAATATGGAATGCACAGAAAAACGAAAGTACTGATTTATCGTACTTTTCCAAATGCTGCCGTCGGTTTTGTCGGCAGCGGTGTACATACGGCGTTTCGTCACAAACCGCATCGTAAAACGGCGATTTTTCACGCAAAAAGATGTAAAAACAGCTCGTTTTTATCATTTTACCGAATTTTGAGATTGCGGTCTTGGCGAAGCCCGTGTGGATACCAAAAACCGCATAACTTCGGAGGATTTGAGGTGTGAGCAGATGACAGATGCACAGAAAGAACAAGTGCGGGCAATGCGGATGCAGGGCATCGGATACCGGCTGATCGCAAAGTCACTGGGCTTGAAGATCAATCAGGTGCAGTTATTCTGCAAGGCACATGGGCTTGCCGGAAATGGAGAACTCGCACGGCTCAACTATCCGATCTGGTGTCAGCAGAACAACCGCTGTCCGGTGTGCGGTGCAAAAGTCACGCAGCCGGAAACCGGCAGACGTAAGCGCTTCTGCTCCGGACGCTGCCGAACAAGATATTACCGTATGAAAAAAGACCTGGAGGAATGAAAATGCTTGTAACTGTTTTATGCCTTACTTACATGATGGTCATCATCCTGATCCATGCGATATGGATCACCTCGATCATCAAGCACGATGGCAAGTGCCACTACCACGACTGCAATCGCTGTCCGTATGACGGGTGGTGTCCGATGCAGGAAGACAGAGCGAAGGAGGCAACACATGGAACACACAGAAGTGAATAAGACGAGCTTCCTTCGAGAAGAGCAGATCAGGATACCAGCGGACGATCCGGTGAATCATCCGGCGCACTACACGGCAGGCGGCATCGAGGTCATCGACTTTCTCGAAGCGTGGAACTTCCCGTTCCATCTTGCGAACGCGATCAAATATATCTGCCGCGCAGGTCGGAAAGATAAGAACAAGACCGCTGAGGACCTTCGCAAAGCGATCTGGTACATCGAGAGATATATCAAGCATCTCGGCATGGAGGGCAAGTCATGACGTTGACCGAAAAATTCATCACCGATGCCATTCAGCTTGACAGCGGTGCAGAGATCATGTACGGCAGTGATCAAATCTATGACATCTATCCATGCCGATTTCCGACTGTAGAATTTCAGCTTGTAGCAACGGACGCTCTTGTGGAGGTGGCAGACCGCATCCGCATGGAGAAGGGCTACATTCCGATGCATCCGAGGGACAGTCGAACGGACGATGTTGACAATGACGGCTGGTATGATTTCTATGTCGGCATCAGCAAGCTACCCGGCGACCATCAGCAGTGTCAGCTTGACAGTTCCATCAGCTTTGTTGTTGTCAATTCGGATTCTGATGACAACGAGGATATGTACACAATTGACCTGACGGAATCCGAAAAGGAATGTGTATTTGATATTCTGAACCGACAGTGCCGAAGGTATCACGGCAAGGACTGTGCTGCACTTCTGACAGAAGCCGAAGCGGAGATGACAGACGACTGAGTTCCTGCGGACAAGGTGTATCACAGGCAGAGAGACGGCAGGAGCTGTCCGGCAGGCATCGTGAATGTCCTGCTGTGGGTGATGACGGATGCGTTTATCCGTGCGGATGCATTCCCGAACCCATACAGAGGTTTCGTGTAAGCCTCGGCATGGATAGGCAATGTGATACAGCCGAACAAAAACACGGCAACACTTTGTCCGCAGTAAACTTTGGGAGGGCGATAACTTGAAAATAATCAAGCGGAACGGCGCAGAGGTGCCGTATGACTGTGAAAAGATACGCGCCGCAATATCAGCGGCGAACGATGAGGTGCCGGAGATCAGCGATACGGCTATCGGCTTTATCGTTGGCAGAGTCGAACAGCGGTGTGAGGCACTTGTGCGACCTGTCCATGTCGAAGAAGTCCAGGACATGGTTCTTGATGAACTTGACAAGGCCGAAGCTTACAAACTTGCACGCCATTACAGCGAGTACCGCCTGCGCCATGAGCAGCAGCGCCGTATGAACACAACGGACGGCAAGATCCTGAGTCTCCTTGAGAGAAACAATGAGGAGGCAAAGCAGGAAAACGCCAATAAGAATCCCATCATCAACAGCACGCTCCGTGACTATATGGCAGGCGAAGTAAGCAGAGACATCTGCCGCAGATTCCTGTTTCCGGAGGATGTAATTGCAGCACATGATGACGGCATCATTCATGTGCATGACCTCGACTATATCGCTGAACCGATGCACAACTGCTGTCTGGTAAATCTGGCAGATATGCTTCAGAACGGTACGGTGGTATCCGGCACTATGATCGAGAAGCCGCACAGCTTTTCGACTGCCTGCAATATTGCAACGCAGATCATTGCACAGGTGGCATCGAACCAGTACGGCGGTCAGACTGTATCACTGGCGCACCTTGCGCCGTTTGTGGATATCAGCCGCAGGAAGATAAGAGCCGAGGTGTTCGATGATGTGAACTGTGACTGCGGTGCAAAGCTGTCAGATGATGAGATCAACCATATTGTTGAGAAGCGTGTGCGTCGTGAAGTCAAGCGCGGTGTGCAGACGATCCAGTACCAGATAAACACACTGCTCACGACCAACGGACAGACTCCGTTCGTCACGGTGTTCATGTATCTGGACGAGATGTCGGAAGGACAGACCAGAGATGACCTTGCGCTTATCATTGAGGAAACGCTGTTGCAGCGTATTGAGGGCGTAAAAAATGAAAAAGGGGTGTGGGTCACACCGGCATTCCCGAAGCTGATCTATGTTCTTGATGAGGATAACATTCAGCCCGGTTCAAAATACTACTACCTCACCGAGCTTGCTGCCAAGTGTACGGCAAGGCGCATGGTTCCCGACTATATTTCCGCAAAGGTGATGAAACGTCTGAAGGGGGATGTGTATGCCTGCATGGGCTGCCGATCTTTCTTGACACCTTCTGCCGACCATAAGTATTATGGCAGATTTAATCAGGGCGTCGTAACCATCAGCCTTGTGGATGTTGCGTGTTCTGCTGATGGTGATGCGGACAAGTTCTGGCAGCTACTCGAAGAACGCTGTGAACTGTGCCGCAAGGCTCTGATGTGCAGACATGACCGCCTGAAAGGAACGCCGTCCGATGTTGCACCGATCCTTTGGCAGTACGGCGCACTGGCACGGCTCGGCAAGGGCGAGGTCATTGATGACCTGCTGTATAACAATTACAGCACGATCTCTCTCGGCTATGCAGGTATTGCGGAAATGACCTACCGCATGACAGGCGTTTCACATACAGAACCGGCAGGAAAATCCTTCGCCATTTCGGTGATGCGTTTCCTGAATGACAAGTGCAGCGAGTGGAGAGCAAAGAGCAATATCTCGTTCTCGCTGTACGGCACACCGATGGAATCGGTCACCTACAAATTCGCACAATGCTTGCAGCGCAGACACGGTATCATTCCCAATGTCACAGACAGGAGCTACATCACCAACAGCTATCATGTCCATGTGACCGAACCAATTGACGCATTCGGTAAGCTGACCTTTGAATCCGAATTTCAGGAGCTTTCTCCGGGCGGTGCGATCAGCTATGTCGAGGTACCGAATTTGCAGAACAACATCCCTGCGGTACTGGCACTCATGAAACACATCTACGAAACGATTCTGTATGCCGAGCTGAATACGAAGTCAGACTACTGTCAGGCTTGCGGATATGATGGAGAGATACAAATTACCGAAGAGGATGGCAAGCTGATTTGGGAATGCCCGAACTGCGGCAACCGCGATCAGCGGACGCTGAATGTCTGCCGCCGCACCTGCGGCTACCTCGGAACGCAGTTCTGGAATCAGGGACGAACCGCTGAGATAAAGGACCGGGTGATGCATCTGTGAATTACTGTGGTCTGAATAAAAACGACATCGCCAACGGCGAAGGTGTCCGTGTGTCGCTTTTCGTCAGCGGATGCCGGAATCACTGCAAAGGCTGTCATAATCCTGAAGCATGGGATTTCAATTACGGTAAGCCGTTCACCAAAGAAACAGAAGATGAGATCATCGAAGCCCTGCATCATTCATGGATACAGGGACTTTCTGTTCTCGGCGGTGAGCCCTGCGAAGAGGAAAATGAAAAAGTCCTGATCCCGTTTCTGAAGCGGGTAAAACAGGAGTCTCCGAATTCGGACATCTGGCTGTTCTCCGGATACACCTACGAGATGCTGCAGGGAGAGGAAATACTCAGATATGTTGATGTGCTTGTGGACGGGCCGTTTCTGTTGGAGCAGAAGGACATCTCCCTTGCCTTCCGGGGCAGCAGGAATCAGCGGATCATCAGGCTGAGAAATGGAGTACGGATATGAAGGAAAAACAGAACTGCCGCTGCGACAGCTGCGGATGCGCTTTTATTCCAAAGCCGAAAACGAAGCGTGAGGGCGAGATCGAATACAGCTTCTTCAACTGTGATTTCTGCGGGAAGGCGTTTATCATGTCCGTGACCGATGCAGCCCTACGCAGAAATATCCGCAAGTATGCGGCATTCGCTGACCGGCAGAAAACATCAACGCTCAGCGAAATGGAACTGCTTGTCGGCACAAGACTGAAACAGGAAAATCTGAGACGCGCCGCAGAGCTGCGGCAGATGTATATACGGGAGGGATGAGATGAAAACAGCAGAACTGCGTATGATCCCTGTCTCGGAGCTTAAGCCTGCGGAATACAACCCGCGTAAAAAGCTGAAGCCCGGCGACAAGGAATACGAGAAGATCAAAAACAGCATCGAGGAATTCGGCTTTGCCGATCCGCTTGTTGTCAATGCCGATATGACGATCATCGGCGGACACCAGAGACTGACCGTAGCGACGGCGCTCGGTTATACGGAAGTACCGTGTGCTGTGGTGGACATCGACAAGGTTCGTGAGAAGGCGCTGAACATTGCGCTCAACAAGATCACGGGTGCGTGGGACGAAAATCTTCTTGCTGAACTTCTGGAGGATATTCAGAGCAGCGCTTTCGACCTCGGTAAGACCGGCTTTGACCCGCCGGAGATCGAGCAGCTTTTCAATCAGGTACACGATAAGCAGGTCAAAGAGGACAGCTTCGATGTGGAAGAGGAGCTTCAGAAACCGACCTTCTCCAAGCCGGGAGATATCTGGATACTCGGCAGGCATCGTGTGATCTGCGGCGACAGCACAGTCGCGGAGACATACACAAAGCTGATGGACGGACAGAAAGCAAACCTCGTCCTGACCGATCCCCCTTATAACGTCGATGTTGAGGAGACTGCCGGCAAGATCATGAACGACAACATGAGCGACAGCGATTTCTATAACTTTCTGCTCTCTGCCTATCAGTGTATGTATGACAGCCTTGCCGATGACGGCAGCATCTATGTATGGCACGCAGACACCGAGGGACTGAACTTCCGCAGGGCATTCAAGGAAGCAGGATTCCAGCTTTCCGGCTGCTGTATCTGGAAAAAGAATTCTCTCGTGCTGGGTAGGAGCCCGTACCAGTGGATCCATGAGCCGTGCCTCTTTGGCTGGAAGCAGAAGGGCAAGCATCAGTGGTATGCCGACCGAAAGCAGACAACTGTTTGGGAATACGACAAGCCAAAGAGCAGTCCCGATCATCCAACCACAAAGCCGATCCCGCTGATGGCGTATCCCATCAAAAACAGCACCATGACAAACGGCATCGTTCTCGATCCGTTCCTCGGCAGCGGCTCTACGCTGATTGCCTGCTGCGAGACAGACCGCATCTGCCGCGGCATTGAGCTTGATCCGAAGTTCGTAGATGTCATTGTGAAACGGTATCTGGCATGGTGCCATGAGAAGGAGACCGCCGAGGTCGCATATGTTATCCGTGACGGTCAGAAGCTCTCCTTCGATGAAGCGGTCGCAGCGATGCCACAGGACGGTGATGCGAATGGATGAGATGAAACCTCTGCTCCATATGGTCTCCTTCAGCGGTGGAAAGGACAGCACTGCAATGTTCCTGAAAATGCTCGAAATGGGTATGCAGGTCGATGTGGTGCTGTTCTGTGATACCGGGCTGGAATTCCCGGCACTGTATGACCATGTACACAAAGTTGAACAGGATACCGGCGTGAAGGTTACGACTGTCAAAAGCAAATATACCTTTGAATATCTCATGCTCCACAAACCAATCAAACGGAAGAAACCGGAACTGCGAGGCAAGACCGGATACAGTTGGGCGGGGCCGCTGATGCGGTGGTGTACCAATCTTCTGAAAACGGTACCCCGTGAGAAATTCCTCAGCGAACTGCGAAAGAAGTACACAGTGATCGAGTACATCGGCATCGCAGCCGATGAAACGGAACGCATCACGCACAAATGCAACTGCCGCCCTAATGTCCGGCTGCCGCTTGTGGAGTGGGGTATGACCGAAGCTGACTGTCTGCAATACTGCAAGGAGCGCGGCTATGATTGGGGTGGTCTGTATGAGAAATTCGGACGGGTGTCCTGTTGGTGCTGTCCGCTGCAGCCGCTGAACGAACTGCGTGTCCTCTACTACGATTTCCCGGATCTCTGGAAACAGCTCAGGGAATGGGACGATGCAACATGGCGCACCTTCAAGCCTGGCTGGTCAGTCCGGAAACTGGAGGCGCGTTTTGATTTTGAGCTGGAATGGCAGACGGACGGCAATCAGCTCGGCACAAAGGAATTCCGCAAGGTCCTGAAAAAGAGACTGGAGGGTGTCGATGGCTGATGTGAAATGCGAACTGTATCACGATAACTTCCAGAACTTCAAATCCTACTGCATTCCGAAAGCACAGCTCGTCATCGCAGACATTCCCTACAACATCGGCGGCGACTTTTACGCATCCCGTCCCGACTGGTATATAGACGGCGACAATCAGAACGGCGAAAGCAGCAAAGCACACAGGGCTGCTTTCCACACGGATTACAGCTTTAACATTGCTGAATACTTCGCCTTCTGTAACCGACTGCTCAAAAAAGAGCCGTCCAAAGGCGAAAAGGATGCGCCCTGTATGATCGTGTTCTGTGCCTTTCAGCAGATACCGGAAGTCATCCGGCAGGCGGAGAAATACGGCTTCAAAAAGTATCAGTTCTTGTGCTTTATGAAGAATTACAGTCCGCAGGTGCTGAAAGCGAACATGAGGATCGTGGGTGCTACGGAATATGCACTGGTGCTGTATCGGGGCAAACTGCCGAAGTTCCGCAATACCGATGCGGACGGAAAGCACCACATGATCTTCGACCACTTTGACTGGGTGCGTGACGGCAAGGATATCCCAAAGATACATCCTTCTCAGAAACCTGTGAATCTCCTGAAACGGCTGATCGGGATTTTTACCGATGTGGGTGATGTGGTCATCGATCCCTGCGCAGGCTCCGGCAGTACGCTGCGTGCGGCGAGGGAGCTTGGCAGACACAGCTACGGCTTTGAGGTCAGCCGGGATTTTTACACGAAAGCCTGTGAGCAGATGCTTGGGGAGGATGCTGATGACAAAACATGAATGCGCAGTCGTGACAGCATACACAGATATCTCGATGCTCAAAGGCGATGACCTGAAATATCTGTACGATTACCTTTCAGGCTTCATCGGCAGACCGGTGTATACACACGAGATTCCTGCGGTGGCGGCAGCTTACAGAGAGCAAATCAGAGAGGACTTCCTCGAACTGTGCAGGAACGCAAAGGAGGCGGATGATGGATAAGAAACACTTGACGCTCGGCAGTCTGTTTGACGGCTCCGGGGGCTTTCCGCTCGGCGGCATCCTCGCAGGGATCGAGCCGAAGTGGAGCAGCGAAATTGAACCTTTTCCGGTGCTTGTCACGCACAGGAGACTGCCGGGTGTGAAGCATTACGGCGATGTATCTACGCTGAACGGAGCAGAGCTTCCGCCGGTGGATATCATCACCTTCGGCAGCCCGTGTCAGGACCTGTCCATTGCGGGCAAGCGTGCCGGGATCCATGACGGTGATCGGTCAAACCTGTTCTTTCAGGCGATCCGCATCATCAAAGAAATGAGAGATGCAACAAATGGACAATATCCGCGATACTGCGTCTGGGAGAACGTCCCCGGCGCTTTCTCCTCCAACGGAGGAGACGACTTCAAGGCTGTCCTCGAAGCAGTTATCGGAGTTAAAGAAAAAGGGATCGAGGTGCCTGCGCCTAAGAATCACAGATGGGCAAAATCAGACGTATATCTGGGAGACGGATGGAGCGTGGCTTACCGAGTTTTCGATGCTCAATACTGGGGTGTCCCCCAGCGAAGAGCAAGGATCTACCTTGTCGCAGATTTTGCTGGCGGAAGTGCCGGAGAAGTATTATTTAAGTCCGAAGGCGTGTCTGGGTATACTCCGCAGGGCTTCCGTGCGTGGCAAGGAGCTGCCGGAGGTGCTGCGGAAAGCACTGGAGAGACAAGCAGGCGGATTGACGCTGGAGATGGAACCCTCTGCCTGAATCCGCAGGGCAACAGCGGTGTCGGCATCACCGAGGACAAGGCTCTCGCACTGGTCGCACAGGATCACGGCAATCATCCTGCGGTGCTTCATGCCGCAGGCTTTTCCACGGAACACAGTGCAAAGGCACGGAGCATCGGTTACGAGGAGGAAGTATCTCCGACACTGAGAGCCGGTGTTGTTCCTGCGGCACTTTCGGTTGAGAATCATCCGACAGACGGTCGGGTGAAGATCCGTAAGGATGACACCTGCCAGACGCTTTGCAGCCGAGCCGGAACAGGTGGAAACAACGTACCGCTTGTGGCAGAGCCGGTTACGCTGAAGATAAGGTCGGGATGCGAAGGCGGAGGCAAGGGTCCAATCTGGCAGACGGACAAGTCTGCAACGCTTGGTACGAACAATGACCAGACGCTCTTTCAGCCGGAAATCAAAGCCTTCGGTGTATGCAGCAAGCATTCCAATGCGATGATGTCGGACAATCCGCACAGCGGTTTTTACGAAGCGACCACGAGCAGAACGCTCGATCAAAGCGGTGGACATGCGATTTCGAGCAATCAGGGTGGCATCTGCGTGGTAGCATCTGCGCCGGAGATCTTCGATGTGCGTTTCACATCGAGCGGTACCAAAAATGCTCGTGGGCATTGCTACCCGACGGACATTTCCCGATGCCTTGATACGAGTGAAGCAAACCCCGATTCGAATCACGGCGGAGTTGCGGTGGTCGCTCTTGAACCGGGTGCAGCATCCCGCATCGGCGGTCATGTGTATAGTGACGGCAAAAGCGGCACGCTCCGTGCAAATGCCGGAGACAATCAGCAGGCTGTTGTGGTAACCGAGCCTGAGACCTACTCGCTGCAAGGTTCGATGATCGGACGCTCTGATGAAAACGGACCGCAGGGCGATGGCATCAATGAAGATGTATGCTTTACGCTCAATACAACGGACAGGCACGCAGTCGCCGCACCTGATCCGTCCTACACAATTTCCCGCGACAATCACTTCGCCGTTTCGGAAGATGTATCCGTTACGGCAGTTGCGAGAGGACCTGCAACGGTCGCTCATCCCGATGCTGACCATTATTGCACCAGCAAGAATTCCCACCATACCGTAGCCGCGCATGAACAGGCAAACACGCTGGTCGCTTCCGACTGGAAGGATCCTCCGCTTGTGAATGACCTGCCGAATGATGAGCCGGTATATATCGTAAGAAGGCTGACTCCGGTGGAGTGCGCCCGCTTGCAAGGATTCCCGGACTGGTGGTGTGCCGACCTTGCGATTCCCGATCCTTCCGATGAGGAAATTGCCTTCTGGACGGAGGTCTGGGAAACATGGCGGCAGGTCACAAATCCCAAGGGCAAGCCGAAAACTGAAAAGCAGATCCGAAAATGGCTGGCTGATCCGTACACGGATTCGGCTGAATACAAGCTGTGGGGCAACGGGATATCATTGCCTATCCCATACTTTGTGCTTTCCGGCATCGCTTGGGCGGTACAGAATTCTGAAACTCATGCAGCAAATTGTGAACAGACTGATACTATGTAATCTGTTCTTCGGAAGGTATCCGTGATATGCACAAACATAGGCGGGTATCTTCCCCGTACATTCTCCGTTTTACAGTCTTGCATTCCGGGGCAAAAGACGGTAATATGTGACTACGAAAACGCCGCAGCCCAACGCACAAGGCTGAGGGGCGGCGATAAAACGGAGGTAATTATATGGAAATCAAGTTCAATATTGAAAAGAGCCAGCGCAAGGCACTGGCACAGAAGATTGGTGAGCTGACCGGAGCGGAGGTCAAGTACCTCGGTGTTCCAAGCTGCGGTTACCAGATCGACTTCTTTACCCTCGGAAAGGATGCAGTCCTCAACTTCAACGACCGCAGTGACACGGAGATCGTTGAGAAGGTGCTGACAGGGCTTGCAGAAGCAGGCTACACCAGCGAGACGGTTACCTACCCCGAAGGCACGGAAACTGATGCGGAAGAATCCGCCGAGCCGCAAGATGCCGAAGATGGCGATGCTGAACCCGACGAGAATACCGATGAGAACGAGAATCCTGAGACCGAAACGGACGGATTTCCGATTGCGGTGACGGTCGCACTTCCGCTGACCGACCACACGGTGCAGAGCCTTACGAACCTCATCTGCATGATCCACGCAAGGGGTCCACTTCTCAGCAAAGCGACTGGCGGAGCATTTGCCGCCGACAAGAGCCTTGTGGATGAGATCGGCAAACATGAATTCCGCAGCATTCACGAGCTGATCACCTACATCAGAGAATGGGAGGAGACGAATCCCGAACTGAAGGGCATACGCTTTGCCGATGACAAGCTGATCTTTGACGGCTTCGGTCAGGCGCAGGATGCCGACCATGTGCAGGCATTCACGAACCTCGCCGCAGCGATGAATAGCATGGCACTGACGCAGAAGCGCGTGCAGGCAAAGGATGTCGATGACAGCAACGAAAAATACGCAATGCGCGTCTGGCTGGTACGCATCGGCTTCGGCGGTGCAGACCACAAGACCGACCGCCGCATTCTTCTGGAGCATCTGACCGGGCATACCGCTTTCCGCAACGATGAGGAAAAAGCAAAATGGACGGAGCGCCAGAAGGCAAAGCGTGAGGCTGCAAAGGCAGCCGCACAGACCAGCGAGGAGGAAGAAAACGATGCAGTTTCCGAATGAAAGACAGCTCCGATCCCTGCGGGAGCGTTATCCCGCAGGCACCCGTATCCGCCTGAACCATATGGACGATCCCTATGCGCCCATTCCGCCCGGAATGACCGGTTCTGTGGATTATATCGATGATGCCGGCAATGTCCACATGAAATGGGACAACGGCAGAACGCTCTCCCTGATTCCCGGCGAGGACGACTTCACAATCATCACCAACGAGGAGGAAAAATCATGATCTACTTAGCCTATGGCTCAAACCTTCACATCGGGCAGATGCAGCGGCGCTGCCCCACGGCCGAAGTCCTCGGCACAAGCACGCTCCACGGCTACCGACTGGTATTCAACGGCGTGGCGACTATCGAACCCGATCCCGACCGCAGCGTTCCCGTTCTGCTCTGGGAAATCAAGCCCGCCGATGAGATTCCGCTTGACCGCTACGAGGGCTACCCGCACCTTTACCGCAGGGAGACTGTGCAGATCGAGCTGAACGGCAAGACGGTCGATGCGATGGTTTACATTATGAACAGCAAAGGGGTCCGACCGCCCGACAATTTCTACTACGGCATTATTCGGCAGGGATATGAAATGAACGGTCTGGACATTGCCTTTCTGGAACAGGCTCGGCAGGAATCCCTTAACGACCGCTGATTGCGCCACGTTCACCTGTGCGGGGCTTTGCGGGTATCCTCCGACAAGTTACTCCGTTTCGGTTTCTGCCCCACACAGCGCGACACGGCGCGTTTTACAGCAAAGGGATAATATGAACAACACTCGGCGAAGAATCGCCCGTTATGATCTGTACATTTAGCCGCTTGATAACCTCCGCAGGGTATGGTAATATGCTACACAACGGCAAGAGCAATGCCCGCCAAATACCCTGAACGGAGGAGATCACATGAGTAAAAAAAGATACTACCTCGCCTACGGCAGCAACCTCAACCGCAGGCAGATGCAGATGCGATGCCCCGGTGCAAAGCCGATTGGAACCGCATTGCTTGAAGGCTACGAGCTGCTCTTCAAAGGCAGCAAGACGGGATTCTACCTGACCATCGAGCCGAAGGCGGACGGAGTAGTTCCGATCGCGGTCTGGGAGGTCACTGCGGAGCATGAGAAGATGCTCGATCGCTACGAAGGCTGTCCGGTCTGCTACTATAAAAAGGAGATCAGGCTACCGGTGTTCCGGACTGCAAGCGGCAGAACAGTGCAGACCAACGGTTTTGTGTACATCATGAATGAAAAGCGTAGACTCGGCGAACCGACACCGCGATACTTCTGGACTTGCGTGACAGGTTATCGGTCATTCGGATTCGATCCCGAATTTCTCTACGAAGCCTACGAACGAAGCACACGGCATCTATACAGATAAGAGCAGAACAGCGGATCGGCAGGGCTGAATTCCCTGCCTTCCCGACCGCCGATTTTATACCGCACTGGGGGCCTCCGAAAATGAGAGAACCTATTCCATCGTATCCAAGTTTACCATAGAATTGCAAGTATATCAAGTATGTAAAAGTACCAGAGATACGGGAAAAATACACCGAAATGATCTGTACATTTAGCCGCTTGATATATCCTCCGAAAGACGGTAATATGTGACACAACGGAAGGGCAGACAGCCCACCGAAAACCGAAACGGAGGATACAAAAATGACTGAGAAGACCGCACAGCAGATCAACAGAATGAAGGAGCAGACCATCGGGGTTGAGATCGAGATGAACAACATCACCCGCAAGGCTGCCGCACAGCTTGCCGCCGAGTTCTTCGGCACCGACCGCACCGAGTACACCGGCCACCGCAACGGCTACGAAACCTACAGCGCATGGGACGCACAGGGACGCGAGTGGAAATTCCAGAAGGACGTCAGCATCGCAGGCCCCGACAGCGAAAAGTGCGAACTGGTCACACCGATCCTGCACTACGCAGACATCGAAACCCTGCAGGAGCTTGTGAGAAGACTCCGCAAGGCAGGCGCAAAGAGCGACTACACAAGAGGATGCGGAGTCCACATTCACATCGGCGCACAGGGACACACACCGCAGAGCCTCAGAAACCTCGCAAACATCATGGCGAGCCACGAAACGCTGATTGCCGAGGCGATCAAGGTTGACAGCTACAGAATGAGCCAGTATTGCAGAACGGTTGACCCGCGATTCCTTGAGCAGCTCAACCGCAGAAAGCCCCGCACGATGGCACAGCTTGCGGACATCTGGTACGGTTCGCAGGGTTACAGCAGCGGCAGAACGCACCACTACAACGGCAGCCGCTACCACATGCTCAACCTGCACGCGACCTTCACAAAAGGCACGGTCGAGTTCCGCCTTTTCCAATTTGCACCGCCTTCCAACGGCAAGCAGAACGGACTCCACGCAGGCAAGCTCAAAAGCTACATTCAGCTTTGCCTCGCAATGAGCCAGATGGCAAAAGACCTGCGGAGCGCAAGCCCCAAGGAACAGCAGAAGGAAAACAAAAAGTTCGCAATGCGGACTTGGCTGATGAGAATGGGCTTTATCGGAAGCGAGTTCGAGACCGCGAGGGAGACGCTTACCGAAAACCTTTCAGGCGACAACGCATTCCGCTTCGGCAGACCTTAAAGGCCTGCCCTGCGGGGCGGATGCAAAGCGGAACGGCACGGGCGCACACACAGTGCCCACGTCGCCCCGTGTGGGGCGGAAGGGGTATCCTCCGAATCGGTATCCCATCTCAGTCAACCGCGCCACACAGCGCGACACGGCGCAAACGTGGGCAAGGCATAAAATGAAAAATGACTGCCGAAAAATTGCCCATCATGATCTGTACATTTAGCCGCTTGCAATCAGCCCCGAAAAGAGTTAATATGTCACTACCGCAAGGGAAAATAACGCAAAGGAGTCCTGAACATGACCAGCCAAGAACATATTAAAAGCCTTCGCCGCCACGGAGTACGCCTGATCGCAAAGGACGGCACGACCAGAGAGATTCCCGCCGACTTCCTCGAAACCACCACCAAGATGCTGAACGACATTCGGGCACGGAAGATCACCTACAGCATCAAGGTTCCCGAAACCGACGAGGAAATGCTCCTTGCGATCTGGGACTGCGGATACGCAGAATCGGGCAGCGCCGATGAGATACTCAGCCACACCGAGCGAACCGAAGAATGACAGCCTGCCGCCTTCGGGCGGCACACCACCAACTACATAGGAGGAGTAAAAATGAAAGACCGAGTAAACGAACCACGCAAATGCCCCAAGTGCGGACGCACCTACACCGATCGACCTGCCCTTTCCCGCAGCGACAACAGCACGCTGATCTGCCCCGACTGCGGCACGAGAGAAGCCCTCGAAAGCATGGGCATCAGCATCGATGAACAGGACAAGATCCTCGGCATCATCCACGACAAGTACATTCCCGAATAAGGGGCGCACAGCGGGCGGTGTGGGGCTTTACGGCTCTGCGCCGCTTGTTTGTTGGGAGGATTCTGGGCGCGACACGGCGCGTTTGTGAGCCTCCTGTGGGCTTGTGTATATGTACCTGTTCATACCGCTGAAAACGGCGATTCTTCTCCGATTTATTTTGCACATAGGCGTGGACTTTTCAGGGAAAAGGCGGTAATATGTGACACAACGGAAGGGCAGACAGCCCGCCGAAAACAAAAAAAACGGAGGTACACCACCATGAAAACCCTGAAAATCTACAATCCGCTGATCGCGCAGATCGCAAGCGAAAGCAACTGCTTCACTGCATCCGCTGAAGAGTACGCCGCAGAGCTTCTCGAGGCGCTGGAGAACGACGACACCGACCTTGCCGAGTACGCCGACGACTACCACGGCGCAACCTACTACAAGAAGCTCCGCAAGATCACAATGAGCACCGAATGGTACGGCGGACGGCTTTACGGACTTGCAACCTGCGAGGTTGACGATGACTGGACGGATGATGACACCGCACAGCTTAAGGAATACCTCAGCGGGCAGTACAGCGACGGCTGGGGCGAGGGGTTCGAGCAGAGAGAAGTTTACAGCTACACGGAGACCGAGACCAGCGAGGAGTACGACGAGGAAGCAGACGAATACTACGAAAGCGAATGGGATGTCCGCTACGATGTTTACATTTCCTTCTGGCAGGACAAAAACTTCAGGTTGATGACAGAAAATGAACTGAAAGCCTGAACGCAACCGGCGCAGCCCCTCCGGGGGCTGCCTTCCTGAATGACTATGTTTACAATAAACCGCGCAGATAAGCCCGAAATGATCTGTACATTTATCGGGTTGCTATTATGCGGAAACAGAGTTATAATGTCGCTACCGAAGGGAAAACCTCGGAAATACATTCTTTTGGAGGATACAAAAATGGCAGACTACTACATGAACGGCATCAAGGTGCGCATCAGCATCGCAGACTACGCTTCTGACCCGATGGTCATGGCGGTCCACGCAATCGCAGAGGATGACGAGTTCGATGCGGTGCTTTCGGTCAACATCGGCAGCAGCATCGGGAACGGCACACTGATTCCCCGCAACTGCGCCTTCATCGACACGAACAACAATCCGACCGCCGAAGATTTCCTGCGGAGCATCGGAGCAAAACAGTACGAGCGTTTCGGTGAGCCGGTCTACGGATACAGCGGCTTCTGCTGCTACCCGCTTTACGAATTTCCGGATGACCTGCTCAGGGAGATGGATGCGGACGGCTACGAAAAGCACTGCAAAAACTACGGTGGCGCATTCCTGATGGCGCAGCGCAGGATGAACGCTTCGATGTTCGGGGCTGACCTTTTCGGATAAGCCCCAAGCGGATACAGCCCTCCGGGGGCTGTTCTTCCGCACGGCATTATGTACAAGAATCAGCGCAGATAAGCCCGAAATGATCTGTACATTCAGCCGCTTGCTATTATCCGAAAAAGACGGTAATATGGTCACAACGGAAGGGCGGAACGCCCACCGAATACAAACCTTGGAGGTCAAAGAACATGAGCACAAATTCAAGAATCGGCATCCTGCACGAGGACGGCACAACGGAAACGGTCTACTGCCACTGGGACGGCTACCCCGAACACCAGATGCCCATCCTTACCGAGCATTACAACACCGCCGAAAAGGTCAAGGCGCTGCTTGCCCTCGGCGACATCAGCATCCTCGGCGAGCGCCTTGCACCGGATGCGAACGAGCCCCACAGCTTCGAGAAGCCTGCCGAGGGCGTGACGGTCGCATACCACCGCGACCGCAAAGAGCCGATGCAGCCTGCGGTCACGCACAAGAGCATTGTTTCGCTGATGAGAGATGACTGGGGCATCCCTTACTACTACCTCTTCGATGAGAGAACGGGACAGTGGATTCCGCCGACCGAGGGCTGACAAGTTCAGCCCTGCGGGGCTGGATTGCCCCACGTTCGCCTGTGTGCGGTTTTTCTGCGGTGAGCGATGAACTTGCCCCTGCGGAAAACCGCCCCACACAGCGCATTCTGGCGCATTTGTGAACCTCCTGTGGGCATGGTGTACTATGTACAACAAATGACGCAGATACGCCGATTTTGTTCTGTACATTTAGCCGCTTGCTATTCCGGGAGATCATGGTAATATGTGACACAACGGAAGGGCAGACAGCCCGCCGAATACAAAACACGGAGGTAAACCACCATGACAAAGAAGGAAATGAAAGCCGCAGTTGACAAGCTGAAGATGCTGCAGAACGGCAAGGCAGCCCTTGAGGGAATGACCGAAGCAGACTGCCTTGAGCTTTTCGGGATCAGCAGAGCGCAGGCACTCGCAAACACCAACGCCGCCCTTGCAAAGACCGAGCAGGACATTTTCAGAGCAGAGCATCCGCTGACGGGCATTGACAAACAGCTCTTCGAGATCGCAGCCAAGCACCTGATCACGGTGCAGGAGCGCGGAGACCTTGAAGCCCGCCACTGCGACAGCGAGGACTTCATCGAGGTTTCAGTCTGGGGGCTGGAAGCCGCCCTCAAGGATGCTTACGAGGCAGGACGCAAAAGCAAGTAAACGAACGGAACAGCGCAGCCCTTCCGCAGGGAGGGGCTGCCAATCCCGAAGGAGGAAGAAACATGGATACATACGCACAGCTTGAAATGCTGACCGCAGTCATCGCAAACCTGTCGGTTACGGGAACATGGACGGAGCGAGAAGTAATGGAAACGCTCCTTGAGGTCTTTGAGCCGAAGGAACTGACCAACCTCGGCTACGGTGACCGGGTGGATGCTTACCTGAAGGAATACGGCTGATCGCACACACCTTCGCCACGTTCGCTTGTGTGGGGCTTTTCTTGGCGGCTGCGGATACCTTGCTCTTGCGGAAAGCCCCGGCACACGGCGCGACTGTGCGCGTTTGGTGCGATGTACATTTCTGCCGAATAATCAGACTCATGTTTGTCACATTTATTTTGCAGACAGGCGTGGACTTTTCCGCGAAAAGACGGTAATATGTGACTACCGCAAGAGAAGCGGAATCAAAACAAAGGAGCGAATCTACATGAAAATTCTGGTATGCGAACCTGGCAAGCACCCCTACGTCAAGGACATCGAACACACCCTTGAGAACCTTCAGAAAGAGGTCGGCGGCTATATTCAGGCGCTGTACCCCTTCGAGGAGGAAGTTGCGGTGGTATGCAACGAGGAGGGCTTGTTCATCGAGGGCCTGGAATGGAACAGAACGGTTGAGAAGTACGGACCGATCAAAGGCACCTTCTTCGTCTGCGGTCTGGGCTTTGAAGATTTCACAGGGCTGACCGATGAGCAGATCGAAAAGTACAAGGCGCTTTTCTGGGAGCCTGAGATCTTCATCCCGACACCGAACGGCATGGTGGTGCTACACATCGTGGACTGACCGCATCAGGGGCAGGGCTTCGGCTCTGCTCCGCGCCTTCGGGCAACGGAATAATATGTACAACATTCGGCGAAAAATCGACCTGCACATTCTGGTAGTTTAGCCGCTTGCTATTCCGGGGAGATCATGGTAATATGTGACACAACGGAAGGGCAAACGCCCTGCCGAATAAAACAAACGGAGGATTCCACCATGAACTTTTTTGAAACCGAACTGAAGAAGATGACCGCAAAGGTCAGCCTGCTGAAGAACGCCAAGCTGGTAGGCAGAGCCTGCATCGCCCGCCTGACCGACACCACGACGGTTAAGGCGACCTTCACAACGCTGGGGGTTGCGGAAAACTACCCTGCGATCCGAATCACAGTGCTGAACCGCTGCAAGGGGAAGGTTGACGAGATCACGATCCGCTTCAGCGATCACTGGGCAAGCAAAGACGTCATTCACGCCTGGACCTACCGTGGGGAAAGCGAATGGTACAACTACCGCCCAACCGCAGCAGACTACAACAAAATGGCAAAGGCGATCAGCGACTACCTTGAAAACTTCGCCGACTGAGAAAAACGAGCCGCCCTTCTCCGGAGGGGCGGTATTCCCCGAAAGGAGCGCATACATGGATAACGCAACAAGAAACGCACTGGAGCAGATCGCCAAAGAAGAATCTTACGTCATCAGGTTTGTGGGTGGGCTGACACCCTACGGTGATTCGGATGATGAGCATGACGAGACCAACGCTGAGCATAACTTCCCCGGCATCAGCCTGCGGGAGGTCAGCCGGATGCTGGAACGCGCCTACGAGCTGGGAAGGAACAGCAAGCCCTGACTTGCGCCACGTTCGTCCGTGTGGGGCTTACGGTCTTTCAGCGGATAACTTGCCCCGCGATAAAAGCCGCCCACACGGCGCGTTTGTGCGCCACCTATGGCAAGGAATAATATGTACAACAGACGCCGAAAAATCGCCTTGCACATTCTGGTAGTTTAGCCGCTTGATATAAATCGGAACCTATGGTAATATGGGTACAACGGAAGGGGCAGACAGCCCGCCGGAATACAGAACACGGAGGAATACACCATGTGGACACAGGGCACGATCAATTACAACGGGAGAGCATACCGCTACAGCGTAAAGCACTTCGAGGAACCCAGCGAGTTCGGCTACAACGAGGGCAGAGCCTCGAAGATCTGGATCGAGCGGAACGGCAAGACGGTCTTCAACTACGACCGCGGGATGGATATCAAGGCAGCGGATAAAGACACCAAGGCAGTCCTCCAGATGCTCCTTGACAAGTTCAACTGAAGAAAACGGACGGCGGGCGGCAGCACAAAGCCGCCCCATCTCCCGCCGAAAGGGGTGAGAACGATGGGAGCAATCAGCGATATTTATCGCGGCAAAATCAGCGCACCGACCGAAATCACGGTCAATGCCGCTGAGTTCGATGCATTGAGTAAGCATGCCGAGCAGCTTTTCGAGTCATTGAAAAAGCAGTTGTCCGAAGATGCGGCGAAAGACCTGGAGGAACTGGTGGATATTCACCACCAGATGGAAGCAATTTCTTCCGAGGGCAGCTACACAAAAAGATTTCGGAACGGTGCGGCGATCATGCTTGATGCGTTAATCAAGTAAACATGGTGGTTTCATACATAGGAGAGGCTTGCAGTTTTGCAGGCCTTTTCTTTATGTAGATTTTTTTTGAGGAAGGAGTGATGCGGATGGCTCAGAGAGGCAGAAAACCGACACCGACAGCGATCAAGGAACTGGAAGGCAATCCGGGCAAGCGTCCGCTGAATGATGCAGAGCCGAAGCCGGAACACAAAGCGCCGCCTTGTCCGAAGTGGCTGGAGCCCGAAGCGAAAAAGGAATGGCGCAGGCTATCGAAACAACTGGAACAGATCGGCGTGCTGACCGAGGTCGATCAGGCGGCATTCGCATCGTACTGTCAGGCATACGCCCGTTGGAAAGAAGCCGAGGAATTTATGACACAGCACGGCACTATCGTGAAAACGAAGTCCGGCTACTGGCAGCAAGTTCCCCAAGTATCCATTGCACAGACATATTTGAAGATCATGAATAAGATCGCAGAGCAGTTTGGTCTGACTCCGGCGGCAAGAAGCAGGATCACGGCAGGTGCGGATATGAAAAACGCCGCTGTTGACGATATGGATGAACTTCTCGGAGGTGGCTGATGGCAGGAACGGCAAGGGCGCGGGAGCGTCCGAAAAACTATCCGAAGCTGAAGGACTATCAGCCAACACGATTCATGCTGCCGGAATCGCACTACGATGTAGCAAAAGCGGACAGAGCTGTGCGTTTTATCGAAAACCTGTGCCATACCAAAGGAAGATGGGCGGGAAAGCCGTTCTGGTTATTGCCGTGGCAGGAACAGATCATCCGCGACATTTTCGGCATCGTCAAAGAGGATGATACGCGCCAATTCCGCACAGCATATGTCGAAATACCCAAGAAAAATGGAAAGCAGCTTGCTTTGGATACACCGATCCCGACTCCGCAGGGATTCACCATTATGGGCGATCTGAAGGTCGGAGATACAGTGTTCGATGAGAACGGAATTCCATGCCATGTGGTCGCAAAAAGCCCCGTTGATGATACAGAGCAAGCCTACAAGCTGACCTTCAAGGACGGCACCTCGATTATTGCCGGGGAACGGCATCTGTGGAATTGTCAGTATATTTATGGCAAGCGTAAGGATGTCCTCTGGACGACCGGCGAGATCTATCGTAGGACAACGGAATACAGACAGCGTTTTTCCGACAGACCGCAGTCAAAGCGGGATTCCCTTATCCGAATTCCGGTATGCGGTGTCCTTCAGACAAAGGCGGCAGATTTACCGATTGATCCATATCTGTACGGCTACTGGCTCGGAAACGGCAATGCCACCAAGCCGGAGATTACAGTTCGGACGGAGGATGTCGAGGACATCATCTCGAATATTCCGTATAAGTTACACAACCGCTATCCGCAGAAATGCGGCGGCAGCGAGATCGTGAAGTACAATGAACTGAAAGCAGTCCTGCTTGACAGTTTCCGTGAAAAGAGAATCCGACCGGAATATCTGAGAGCATCCGCAGAGCAGCGGTGGGCATTGCTGCAAGGTCTGATGGATTCGGACGGCTGTATCGGCGAACGAAAGGGGCAAAGTGTGTATGTCACAACGCTGCGAGATCTGGCACTTTCGGTCAGGGAACTGCTGTGGTCGCTCGGTATCAAAAATGCCGTAAAATGTGAGCCTTCTACTCGGCATGGGTGGCCGACCGGAGAGATTTTGTATATCGTCCGGTTTACTACCTTTGACGACCAGCCGACATCAAGACTGAAACGAAAATACACACGCACACGGGCACGGGTAAAAGAAACTCGCTCCTGTTTTCATTATCTGCTGGATATCCAGCCTGTGGATCATCCCGTGAAAATGCAGTGCATTCAGGTGGACAGTCCGAGCCACCAATATCTTGCAGGAACATCGTTTGTGCCTACACACAACAGTGAGCTTGCCGCTGCAATTGCACTGTATCTGCTTTACGCTGACAACGAGCCTTCCGCCGAGGTTTACGGTGCTGCCGCCGACCGACAGCAGGCATCCATCGTATTCGATGTCGCCAAGCGCATGGTGGAAATGACACCGGCGCTCCTGAAACGCTCCAAGGTCATGGCGGCTACAAAACGACTTGTAAACTACAGCAATGTGGGATTCTATCAGGTGCTTTCGGCAGAAGTCGGTACCAAGCACGGATTGAATGTATCCGGTCTGGTTCTGGATGAGCTTCATGCACAGCCGAATCGAAGTCTTGTGGATGTTCTCACAAAGGGTTCCGGCGATGCCCGTACCCAGCCGCTGTACTTCCTTATCACAACTGCCGGCACTGACCGCAACAGCATCTGCTACGAATACCACACCAAAGCAAAGGATATTCTGGACGGCAGACGCATTGATCCGTCCTTTTATCCCGTGATCTACGGTCTGAACGATGACGACGACTGGAACGCTGAGGAATCCTGGTACAAGGCAAATCCATCTCTGGGACATACGATCACCATAGACCGCGTAAGGGATGCTCACCGAGAGGCTCTTACAAATCCTGCGGAAGAAAATGTATTCCGTCAGCTGAGACTGAACCAGTGGGTTGGCAGCATCGTTGCATGGATTCCGGAGCATATCTACGACAGGGGCAATCTTCCTATCGACCTTGAAAAACTGCGGGGACGGGAATGCTACGCAGGTCTTGACCTGTCCAGCACATCGGACATCACGGCATTTGTGCTGGTGTTCCCTCCTCTGCATGAGGGTGATAAATACATCGTTGTTCCCCACTTCTGGCTTCCGAGAGAAACACTTGACCTCCGTGTCCGGCGAGACCATGTTCCCTACGATGTATGGGAGCGCATGGGGCTGTTTCATATCACCGAGGGCAATGTGGTCGATTACAACTTCGTGCGTAAAACGATCAATGAACTGCACACGATGTATAACATCAAGGAAATTGCAGCAGACCGCTGGAACGCCACACAGCTTATCACAGACCTTGAGGGTGACGGCTTTACTGTTGTGCCGATGGGCATGGGCTTCAAGGATATGTCGCCTCCGATGAAAGAGCTGTACAAGCTCATACTCGAAGGACAGTTTATACACGGCGGCAACCCTGTCCTCCGCTGGATGGCGGAAAATGTGGTCGCTGAGATTGATGCGGCAGAGAATATAAAGCCGTCCAAGAAAAAATCAACGGAAAAGATCGACGGTATCGTGGCGTGGATTATGGCACTCGACCGGTGCATCCGCCACGAAATGCAGGGATCTGTATACGATGAACCCGACCACGATCTTGTGGTCATCTGACAGGAGGTAATGTTTATGGGCTTTTTGAGCTGGCTCGGCATCAGCAAGCCGAGAGATGCGCCGATGCTGCCGGATATTCAGGATAATGTCCGGGATTCTGGAAACCTGTTCGTATTCGGAATGACACACAGCGGAGAGCGTGTGGATGAACGAACTGCGATGCAGATCGTTACTGTATATGCCTGTGTCCGGCTGCTCTCGAACACCATCGCAGGACTTCCGCTGCACTTGTACAGATACACCGGGCAGGGCGATGACAAGGAAATGGCGATCGACCATCCGCTGTACAAAATACTCTACCGACAGCCGAATCCAGAAATGAGTTCATTTTCGTTCTGGGAATCTCTCATGTGCCACCTTTTATTATGGGGCAATGCCTATGCACAAATTGTCCGTGACGGCAAGAACGAGATTCTCGGTCTGTATCCGCTGCTGCCGGAGAACATGGAGATCGACCGTGATCCGAAATCCGGCGATCTATTCTACACCTATCACGCCTACACCGATGAAAAGCCTGGTGAGCATGACAAGGATATCATTTTCCGCAGGGATGAAATATTACACATCCCCGGTCTGGGATTCAACGGGCTTGTGGGCTTCAGTCCCATTGCAATGATGAAAAATGCGCTCGGTGCAGTGATGGCAGTCGAGCGATACGGCAGCGCCTTCTTCAAAAACGGAGCGCAGCCTGCCGGAGTCCTCGAACATCCGGGCGTGCTAAAAGATCCGCAGAAAATTCGGGACAACTGGACGCGGGCATACGGCGGGGCAAGAAACGCCCACCGCATCGCAGTTCTCGAAGAAGGTATGCAGTATAAGCCGATCTCCCTGCCGCCGGAGGATTCGCAGTTTCTTTCTACCCGCGAGTTCGATGTGGAGGAAATTTGCCGAATGTTTCAGGTTCCGCCGCATCTGGTACAAGACCTCAAACGCAGCACCTTCAATAACATCGAGCATCAGGGCATCGCATTTGTTCAGTATTCGCTGATGCCGTGGATCATCCGCATAGAAAAAGGAATCATGAAAGACCTGCTACTCGAAGAGGAACAAGATGTATATTTCCCGAAATTTAACGTAGACGGGCTGATGCGCGGAGATTACCAGAGCCGCATGAACGCTTATGCGATCGGTGTCGGAAACGGCTTCTTCTCTCCGAATGATGTCCGCCGTCTTGAAAATATGGATTTGATTCCAGACGATCAGGGCGGCAACGACTACTACCTGAACGGCTCGTATAACAAGCTACAGGATGCAGGTGCGGCGTATGCGGCAAATCAGCCGCAGGAACAGCCGGATACCGAGGAACAGGATGAGCCGGATGAAAATCCGGACGAGGAAACCGATGACAGATTCCTGCGGAAAAAGCGCAGGAAGAAATACAAGAATGGGGGTATGTAAATGGAAAAGTTCTGGAACTGGATTCATGATGACAGCGGCGGAAGAGTTCTCCGGCTCGAAGGTCCGATTGACTCGGAGAGCTTCTGGGGTGATGAGATCACGCCACAGTCGTTCCGTGATGAGCTTTATGCCGAGGACGGCGATATTACGCTCTGGATCAACTCGCCGGGTGGCAATGTGTTCGCCGCTGCGGAGATCTACACGATGATCCGTGATTATCCGCACAATGTCACTGTGCGAATCGCAAGCATCGCTGCATCGGCGGCAAGCGTCATCGCTATGGCGGGCAACACTGTGGAGATGTCTCCGACAGCCCTCCTCATGATCCATGATCCGTCCACCATCGCTATGGGCAACGCAAAGGATATGGAAAAGGCTATCGCAACGCTGAATGAAGTCAAGGAGAGCATCATCAATGCCTACGCTGCAAAGACAGGGCTTTCCCGAAACCGCATCAGCAAGCTCATGTCCGATGAGACTTGGATCAATGCGAAAAAGGCAGTGGAGCTTGGCTTTGCCGATGTGATCCTCTTTGATGAAAAGCCTGTGCCGGACAAGAAGGAGGATGAGCCGGAGAATCCGGACGAGGACAAGCCCGAAAAGCCTGATGAGGAAGGCGGTGACGAGGACGGCGATGAAAAGAAGGAAACCGAAAAGAAGCCGTTTCAACTGGAATCCGGCGATGCCCTTTGGCAGTACAGTACCCGTATCATGGGGCAGACCATCTTGGGAAAGATCACAGCGTCCGCTGAAATCGCAGACACGAACGACACTCCCGATGACAAAACTGAAACACCGGAACCTGCCGAAAAAGGGTTGACGAATACAGCACCGACTGTGACTATGCCTGTGATCGGCATGGACGGCAAAACCGCAGACGGCTCGATGCCGTATGAAATTCTGAAACAGCAGCTTGCTTTCATGAGATAAGCAGGCTGTATTTTTATGACCGCCGGAGTTTTACCTCCGGAGAAATGGAGAAATGAATATGAGCAAGATCATGGAACTTCGCACAAAGCGCAATACCCTGTGGGAGCAGACTAAGGCATTCCTCGAAAAGCACCGTGGTGAGAACGGTCTCGTTGAGGCATCCGCAGTCGAGCAGTACAACAAGATGGCATCCGAGGTGCAGGCTCTTGGCGCAGAGATCGAGCGTCTGGAGCAGCAGGCAGCCCTCGATGCCGCACTTTCCGCACCTACCAGCAAGCCCGTCACCAATGCACCGGGCGCAAAGAATACGCCGCCCACCAATCCGACCGCAACCGACGAGTACAAGGGCGCGTTCTGGGATATGATCCGCAACAAGGGCGATCAGCTTGCCGTCCGCAATGCACTCTCTGTCGGTGAGGACACCGAGGGCGGCTACACTGTGCCGGACGAGTTTGAGCGCCGTCTGATTCAGGCTCTCGAAGAGAATAACATCTTCCGCCAGATGGCAACGGTCATCAAGACCAATTCCGGCACCCGTAAGATTCCGATCGCCAACGATACGATGGAGGCACAGTGGATCGATGAGGGCGAGGAAATTCCGGAGACCGACACTCGTTTCGGTCAGACCACGCTCTCCGCATACAAGCTCGGCACAATGATCAAGATCAGCAACGAGCTCCTGCACGATTCTGCATTCGACCTCGCATCGTATATCGCTGCTCGTTTCGGCGTGGCAATGGGCAATGCAGAAGAGAGAGCCTTCTTCACCGGTGACGGCGACAAGAAGCCCCTCGGTATCCTCGATGAGACCGGCGGCGCACAGCTCGGCGTGGAGACTGCTTCTCAGACTGCGATTACCTTCGATGAGATCTTCGACCTCTACTACAGCCTCAAGAGCCCGTACCGCCGCAACGCACAGTTCGTCTGCAACGAGACCATTATCCTTCAGCTTATGAAGCTCAAGGATAAGAACGACAACTACCTCTGGAAGCCGTCTCTTGACATCGCAAAGCCGGATACACTGCTCGGTCGCCCCATCCGCACTTCCTCTTTCATGCCCGGTATCGCAAAGGGTGAGCGTGTTCTCCTCTTCGGTGACATGAAGAACTACTGGGTCGCTGACCGTCAGGCGAGAACCTTCCGCCGTCTCAACGAGCTGTATGCACGCACCGATCAGGTCGGTTTCCTTACCACACAGCGTGTGGACGGCAGACTGATTCTTCCGGAGTCCGTCAAGGTGCTGAAGATGGCAGGCACCAAGTCCAACACCACGGGCGGCGGCACAACTGGCGGTAACACCGGCGGCAACGGCTGATAGGAACGGAGGGCAGATAAGTGAATCTGATCTCACTGCCTGAAACAAAAAACTACCTCCGTGTTGATCATTGTGAGGATGACAAGCTCATCCTCACTCTGATCGATACGGCACAGCGGCTCGTGATGGATGTGGGGCGCATGACTGAAAAGCAGCTTGCGGAAAATGAGGAAACCTCCCGGCAGGCTATGCTGTATACTGTTTCTTACCTCTATGAAAACCGCAATACTGCTGACTATCATGCATTGACGCTGACACTCAGGGCTCTGTTGTTCGCACAAAGGGAGGGCATTGTCTGATGGAGATCGGAAAACTGAATCAGCGGATCGCTGTCCTTGAAAATCATGTCAAAAAGGATGCTATCGGCAATCACAAGGCTCAGTGGGAGGAGGTGTTCTCCCTCTGGGCTTCTGTGACTGTATTCAATACTGTCGGCGGTGCTGACGAGGAAACGAATACCGGCGTAACCAGAGCAATTCAGAAAATTGAGGTCATCATCCGGCAGACTCCACAGACAAAGCGGATGATGTCAACTGTGTACAGAATCCGTTTTGACGGTCTGGATTATGACATCAAGGGCATTGTGCCGAATTACCAGACGCAGGACTATTTGAAGCTGATCTGCGAATCCAGAAAGGCAGGTGCAAAAGATGACATCTATTGACGATCTGGCATCGGAGGTCATGAAGGGATTGACGGACTATGCAGAGCTTGCGGACACTGCAATGAAAAAAGCTGTGCGAAAGACAGCGACCGCAGTCAAGAATGAAATTTCCGCCAATGCTCCGAAAAAGTCCGGCAGATACAAGAAAAGCTGGGCTGCGAAAAAGGTCAAGGAAAACAGCCATACACTCGAAATGACGGTGCATTCCAAGAACCGCTACCAGATCGCGCATCTGCTGGAGCATGGTCATGCGAAACGGGGTGGCGGCAGAGTTGCGGCGCTCCCGCATATTGCACCGGCGGAACAGCACGGAGAGGAAATGCTGGAATCCCTTATCGAAAAGGCTCTGTCATGAGGTAACAACTATGTCCTACGAGGAAATCAATGAAATGATGCAGGAGATTGGCTTACCCTTTGCGTATCACCACTTCGCAGAGGGTGAAAGCCCCGATCCGCCCTTCACATTGTTTCTATCTCCCGGTGAGGACACATTTTCCGCAGATAATCTGATGTATCACAGCTTAAAAGAGCTGCACATTGAATTATATACGGATGAAAAATCGCCGGATACGGAACAGCGTGTGGAGGAAGTCCTCTTGCATCATAACATCTATTACACAAAATCTGAGGTATGGATAGAGTATGAAAAGCTCTATGAAGTACTGTATATCATGGAGGTATGAAAATGGCACTTCAGAAAAACAAGGTCAAATTCGGTCTGAACAAGGTCCATTATGCAAAGATCACGGCATGGTCGGACGAGGGCGTGCCGACATTCGCAACACCTGTGCGTCTGCCCGGTGCTGTATCGCTGAGCATTGATGCAAACGGCGAAAACGAGAACTTTTATGCCGATAACTGCGTGTATTACGTTATCAATAACAACGCCGGCTACGACGGTGATCTCGAAGTCGCACTCATCACAACTGATTTCGCAACTGCTATCCTCGGCGAGCAGCTCGACAGCAAGGGTGTTCTCGTGGAGCGCAACGATGCAGAATCCGCACAGTTTGCCCTGATGTTCGAGTTCGACGGTGACAAGAACCACATCCGTCATGTGCTGTACTGCTGTTCTGCGTCCCGTCCGGCAACTGAGGGTGAGACCACTGAGGAGAGCAAGAGCGTCAAGACGGAAAAGCTGTCTCTCAAGGCATCGGCGCTGCCTAACGGTCTGGTGAAGTCCAAGACCTGCGAAAGCACCGACCAGACCACCTACGACAACTGGTACAGTGCGGTGTATATCCCGGCTGCTGCGGCCACCAACAACAGCACCGGCACACGCTCGGCAAGTACCGCAAAGGGCGGCAGCACAGCCGCAGCAACCACTACTGACTGATTCGGAGGTAAATGAATATGGCTATCAAGAAAATCATCACTGTTGACGGTATCGAGGTTCCTTTCAAGGCGAGCGCAACACTGCCTCGCCTCTATCGTGCCAAGTTCCGCAAGGACATCTTCAAGGATTTTGCGGCGCTGAAGGACTCCGTGGACGAGAGCGATGAGCAGGATTCCGGTCTCGGCATCGAGAGCCTTGAGGTGTTCGAGAATATCGCATGGACGATGGCAAAGCACGCCGATCCGGAGAATGTTCCCGACAGTCCGGATGACTGGCTCGAACAGTTCAACTGCTTCTCGATCTACGAGGTGCTGCCGCAGCTCTTCGAGCTTTGGGGCATGAATCTGGAGACACAGGCAGAGTCAAAAAAAAATCTCGCCCAGTTGACCGCGAGATGACAACACCGCTGTTCCTTCTCCGATGTGTGCAGATCGGGCTGAGTCTTACTGACCTTGATCTGCTCACCATCGGAATGGTCAACGAGATGTTCATTGAAAAGGATAATGATGAAGCGACTTATAGCTACAAAGCGCAGCAGTCCGACTTTGACTCATTCTGAGTCAAAAAAGAGCATTGTTACAGGCTGGCTGCGGATTCTGATCGGGCTTTTGATATATTCTTTCGGAGTATATCTGACGATATATGCAAACATCGGTCTTGCGCCGTGGGACTGTCTCGCTGTGGGGATATCCCGTCATGCACCACTGAATTATGGCAGTGCTATGGTGGCGATATCTCTCACGGCGATCATATTACAGCTACTCTTGCGTGAACGTATCGGATTTTCAACGCTGCTTGATGCCGTTATCACCGGAAATCTGACACAGCTTCTGACCGATATATCTCCCTATCCCGAAAACCACAGTCTGTTGCTCGGCATCCCATATATGCTGTTCGGTTTCCTGTTTATCGCACTGGGGATGTATGTGTATATGAATGCGGAACAGGGCTGCGGTCCGAAAGACGGTCTGCTTATTGCAATAGGCAAACGTCTGCCGAAGATACCGATAGGTGTGGTTGAGATACTGCTGTGGGCGGTCGTGACGCTTTTCGGCTGGCTGCTCGGCGGAACTGTCGGAATCGGTACACTCATTTCTTCTTTCGGCGCGGGTGCTGTCATGCATCTGTTTTACAGCATGATTCATTTCGAGCCGAGGAAACTGCGGCATAGGAGTATAAAAGAGACATTTTCAATTCTGTTTGACTGGGGGTGATACCGTATGGCAGGCAGAATCAAGGGCATTACCGTTGAAATTAACGGTGATACCACGAAACTTTCCAAAGCACTGCAAAGTGTCGATAAAAGCATCAAAAACACGCAGACACAGCTCAAGGATGTCGAAAAGCTGCTGAAGCTTGATCCGACCAATACGGAACTGCTTGCTCAGAAACAGAAATTGCTCGGTCAGGCAGTGCAGGATACCAAAACCCGTCTGGATACACTGAAAAAAGCCAGTGAACAGGCGGCAAAAACCAAAGACAACTACGATGCTTGGAAGGCGAAGTACGATCCGCTGAAACAGAAAATCAGCGAGACGGAGACCAAACTCATTGACCTCAAGGAACAGGCTAAAACCGCCGATGAACAGCTTGCAAAGGGCGAAATCTCGCAAGAGAAGTATGATGCATTACAGCGTGAGATCAAGGAGACCACCGATGATCTGACCGGCCTGAAACAGCAGGCAAAGGATGTATCCGATGAATTCGGTCATCCGATCAGTCCGGAGCAGTACGATTCCCTTCAGCGTGAGATAGTGGAGACTGAGCATGAGCTTCAGAATCTGCAAACGGAGGCAGCAAAGTCGGAAGCGGCACTTGCAAAGATCGGTGCTGTCGGAGAAAAGCTGGAAGAAGTCGGCGGCAAGGTCGCGGCAGTCGGAACCAATCTGACAAAGTATGTCACAGTGCCGATTCTCGGACTCGGAACTGCCGCTGTGAAAACTACAGCGGATTTCGATGCCTCCATGAGCAAAGTTTCTGCTGTATCCGGTGCGACCGGTGAGGATCTGGATGCACTCCGAGCGAAAGCCCGTGAGATGGGCAGTCAGACAAAGTTCAGTGCCTCCGAAGCTGCGGACGCTATGAACTATATGGCCATGGCCGGCTGGAAAACGGAGGATATGCTTGGCGGTGTCGAGGGCATTATGAACCTTGCGGCGGCATCCGGTGAGGATTTGGCTACCACATCGGACATCGTGACGGATGCGCTGACGGCTCTCGGTATGAGTGCGGGAGATTCTGCACATTTCGCAGATATTCTTGCGGCGGCTTCATCTAATGCAAATACCAATGTGTCTCTCATGGGTGAGAGTTTCAAGTATGTTGCGCCGGTTGCAGGCGCAATGGGTGCAAGTGCCGAGGACTTGTCAATTGCGCTCGGTCTGATGGCGAACAGCGGTATCAAGGGCAGTCAGGCTGGTAACAGTCTGAAAAATGCACTGGTAAACCTCACAAAGCCAACTAAACAGCAAGCGGCGGCCATGCAGCAGCTCGGCTTTATTTCTACTGAGACTATTCAGAAAATCGACTTTGACAAAGTAGAAAAGGCGGAACAGGCTGTTGAGGACGCAACACTCAGTCTCGACAATGCACAGATCAAACTGAATGATGCAATCAGCAAATACGGTGAGGGCAGTTCACAGGCACAGATTGCAAGCAACAATTACGAAAAAGCACAGCTCAAACTCGCACGGGCGCAGGAGACACTTGCCAAAGAGCAGGAAGGTGTTTCAAAAGAGATCATGGGTGCAAATACGCTCATGACCGATGCGGACGGCAATATGCGGTCGCTCGGTGACATCATGGGAACGCTCCGTGAGAAAATGGGCAAGGTCAATGTGGAACTGACAGACGCTGAGGGCAATGCCCGTGATTTCGATGACATTGTCGCTGAACTGTCCACGACCACAGAAGGACTTGCACAGGCAGAGCAGATGCAGGCAGCGGCAGCGATTTTCGGCAAACAGAATATGTCCGGTATGTTGGCAATCATCAACGCCAGCGAGGAGGACTACAACAATCTGACCGATGCGATCTATGGCTGTGAAGGTTCTGCAAAGGGTATGGCTGACACCATGCAGGACAACCTTGCCGGTCAGATCACGATTCTGAAATCGCAGTTACAGGAGCTTGCTATCAGTTTTGGTGAAATCCTCATGCCGGCTATCCGTGCGATTGTCAGCAAGATTCAAGGCTTCATCGACAAGCTCAATGCCATGTCTCCGGCGGCAAAAGAAACGATTGTAAAAATCGCTCTGATTGCAGCCGCACTTGGGCCATTGCTCGTTGTGGTCGGCAAAACCATGATCGGTGTCGGCAAGCTGATGCAGCTTGTATCGAATCTTCCGGCTATTATTTCCGGTGCAAAGTCAGCATTTTCCGCATTTGGAGGTGCAATCAGCGGTGTGATCGGTCCCATTCTTGCAGTGGTAGCGATTATTGCTGTATTGGTAGCAGCATTCAAACATTTGTGGGAGACAAACGAGGAATTTCGCAACAAGATCACGGCAATCTGGAATCAGATCAAGAGCATTTTTGAGGGCTTCTGTCAGGGCATCGTTGACCGAGTCAATGCACTGGGCTTTGACTTCAAAAACATCGGCGAGGTCATCAAGGCTGTATGGGACGGACTCTGCAAATTCCTTGCACCTGTGTTTGAGGGCGTTTTTCAGCAGATCGCTAACATCTTCAAGTTTGTGACAGACACCATTCTGAATGTACTGGATATTTTCATCGGTATCTTCACCGGCGACTGGGACAAGGTCTGGAACGGCATTAAGGGTATTTTTGTAGCGGTCTGGAATTTCCTGAAAGACACGCTCAAAAACTATATGAATGTGCTGTGTAACATTTTCGGCACAAGCCTTGACGAAGTGAAAGAGTTCTGGGTGAATGTCTGGACGGCGATCAAGAACTTTTTCGTCAATATCTGGAATGGTATTAAAAACTTCTTCACAGGTGTAGTCAACGGCATCAGGAACTTTTTTGTGTCCGTGTGGACTGGTATCAAGAACTTTTTTGTCGGCATCTGGACGGCAATCTACAACAGCGTATCGGAGAAGATCAACCTCATCAAAACGGTCATCACAACCGTATGGAATGCGATTCATACAGCGATCAGCACGGTGCTGAATGCCATCTGGACAGTCATTTCTACTGTTTGGCAAACGATCTACGATTTCATTTCTCCGCTGCTGGATGCTTTCAAGTATCTGTTCGAGACCATTTTTGAAGCGATTCACATTATCATTTCCCGTGTGACAGACTGGATCTATGAAAAGATCACCACGGCATGGGAAACGATCAAAACGGTTGTATCTACAGTTCTGGAAGCGATCCGCTCATTTTTCGAGACGATCTGGAATGCGATTTCTACGACCATCACCACGGTGATAGATGCAATCAGCAGTGTGATCTCTACAGTCTGGAATGCAATCTCCGGTTTTATTTCCGGTATTCTCAATGCGATCTGGTCTGTGGTATCCAGCATCTGGAACAGCATCAGCGCACACATCTCGGCTGTGCTGAATGCAATTCATGCTGTAGTAAGCAGTGTATGGAACGCAATCAGCGGATTTATCAGCAGTATCCTGAATACGATTTCCTCTACGGTCAGCAACATCTGGAACGGCATCAAAAATACTGTATCTAATGTGATGAATGCCATCAAGAACACAGTATCGAATATCTGGGAGAACGTGAAATCTGCAGTATCTCAGAAAATCACAGCGATTAAGGATACTGTTGTCAACGGATTCAATGCTGCAGTAAACTTTATCAAGAATCTTGCATCGCAGGCATTTCAGTGGGGTGCTGACATCATCAACGGTATTGTCGGCGGTATCAAGAACTGTATCGGCAAGGTTGCAGATGCAGTCAAGGGCGTTGCAAATAAGATCAGATCATTCCTGCACTTCTCCGTTCCGGATGAAGGACCGCTGGCTGATTTTGAATCGTGGATGCCGGACTTTATGCAGGGCTTGGCGGAAGGAATCAGCGAAAATAGCAGCGTTGTGACAGACACTGTAGCGAATTTCGGCGGCAAAGTTGCAGAATCGGTCAGGGCTGTTGTGCAGAATGCGCTGGATTCTGTTGTAGGAATCGTCAGCACAGTGATGCAGGCAGTCATGACAACAGTTACTGAGACATGGACGCAAATCAAGGCTTCTATCACCGATCTGCTCGGACAGCTTGGGATTGACATCGGTGCAGCATGGGGAAAAGTCAATGAGTCTGTCAAAACAGCCATTGATAATATCCGAAATGTCATTATTGCTTCGTGGGACGGCATTGCAACTGTAATCTCTACAGCGATGAACGCAGTTCAGAATGTGATTTCTACGGTATGGAACGGCATTCATGCTCTGATTTCCGGCAGACAAACTGACCTGAAAACTGTCATCACTTCCACATGGAATGCAATCTTTGACAGCGTGAAAAATGTCCTCAATGCGATCAAAAACGCTGTACAGAATGTCTGGGGCGCAATGCCTGCAAGTGTGCGGAATGCGATGAACAGCATCAGAGATACCGTGCAGAATATCTGGGAGAAGGTGAAATCAAACCTTCTTTCCGTCATGGATAAGATCCGTAGCGGCATCGAAAAGTGCTGGAACAGCATTGTATCTGAGATCAGCAAGGCTCTGGACAATATCAAAAACATCATTACAACCACATGGAAGGCTGTATCTGACATTATCAATTCTGCTCTGAACGGCATTAAAAAGATCGTTACGACTGTATGGACGGCACTGAAAAACCTGATCCAGACCGGACAGCTTGACATCAAAAATGTAATTTCAACGACATGGAGTGCCGCAACGGATGTGGTGAATACTGCGCTGAACAGCATCAAGTCTGTTGTGACGACCATCTGGAACGCTATGCCGGATATCGTGCAGCAGCCGATGAATCAGGTGAAAGAGGCAGTGCTTTCTATCTGGGACAACATCAAAGGTGGCATCAACGAAAGGCTCGGCGGTGTGCGGGATGCAGTATCCGGTGCGATGAATTCTGTTTATCAGGCGGTCATGGAAAAGGTCAACAGCTCGTGGTCTTGGGGACGCGACCTCATGCAGAATCTTATCAACGGTCTGAACTATATGCTTGGCAGTCTCATCAATACAGTTGCGGATGTCGCACGAGCAATCAGCGATTATCTGCACTTCTCGGTGCCGGACAAAGGCCCTCTGTCCGAATTTGAATCATGGATGCCCGACTTTATGAAGGGACTGGCACAGGGTATCAACAAGAGCAAAAAGTATGTCGAAAAGGCTGTATCCTCCGTAGCCGATGCGATGTCGCTCACAATGCAGTCGGGCTTTGATATGAAGTTTGACGGCATTTCGGGCGCAATGCTGGACGGCGGCAGCGGTGGTGTTGTCAACAACTACTACAACAATGACAACAGCCGCACAGTGAATCAGACAAACAATAGTCCGAAATCACTGTCACGGCTGGAAATCTATCGTCAGACGCGGAATGCGCTGAATGTTTGATGGGTGGGAGCAATCCTGCCCTGTACATAGTGTGATAAACCAAATCAGAATTTGTCGGTTATCGGCTTATTCCCATCTTCCTGGCGAATCGCTCTCCTGCCTCGACTTCTTTGGCATCGAAGGGATATGCACTATCCTTCTTGGACAGTATCTTCTGACCAAAAAGAATAGTGAACACAATCATTACAATCAAGTAGATCAGGGTATATGTCCATGTCCTGCCCGTTAGCAAACCCTGAGATGCCGTGTAATGGATGTAGAGTATTCCGCATGGCACATGAATGCACAGTACGGCAGCCAATCCTGAGTTATAAAAATGGTGGAACTTGACCAGAAAAACCACCAGATGCAACATGACTTGAAAGCCGCAGCCAAACAAGATCGGTGCCAGCCCCAGCCAGATGACCCCGGGAAATATTATAGGCAGCAAATAGCAGATATAGGCAATGGCCACGTTCACCAGCATTGCGGAAAACTGGTTCAGAGGATAACGATCTGTACCACCACGAATATACTTGTTGCAAAAGGTCGGTGCCCCACCAGGAAAGCCGTACTCCTCAAACTGATGAAGCATGATTCCAATAAAATTGATTACGCTTATTCTCTGTAATATCTGCATATCGCCCCACATGATGAGAAGGAAAACGAGTGCAATCCCTGCCGGAAAAAGTCCAACTTCATACCAATGTCTGCAAAACCATTTCATTCAATCATCTCCATAAATTCCAATTTGTACGCCTGTTTTACATATCCCTATTATACAACAAAACCTCATAAAAAACAAGGGGGTGCATACCATGTTTTTCAGCTTGATCCTGGAAAATGAAGCCGGAGATCAGATTGACATGACAGCGACCGCAAATCAGTATATGACCTCAAAGATCGAGGGGCTTTCTCCGCCACCCGGCACGATCAGCACCTCCTCCTATGCAGGCATGGACGGTAGCTACCTGAATAACGCCTTCATAGAAAAGCGGAATGTGGTTATTTCTTTTGAGATGCGTGGTATCGGCATTGAAAAGCGCCGCCATCAGCTATACAAGGCGGTGAAACCGAGCAGATTTATCAAGGTCTATTACAAGACCGCAGGCATCGATGTGTTTACCACAGGTTATGTCGAGACTTGTGAGGTGCAGAACTTCGAGATGCTGACAACCGGGCAGATTTCTATTCTGTGTCCTGACATTTACTGGTACTCAACCGAATCCGTTATGGCGTATTATAGCCAGATCACTGGTGCGTTCACTTTTCCGTTCCCGACAGAAAGCAATCCGGAGCCGTTCGTTCTCGGCAAGTATAACACGCAGAATATCATGGAGATTATCAATGACGGTGATGAAACAGGCTTCACACTCGAAATTGAAGCCCTTGAAGATGTTCGTTCACCTACACTGTATAATGCTGATACCGATGAGTATTTGCAGATCACAGGCGATCTTCTAGCAGGAGACATTGTGACGATCACTACCAAAACAGGAAACAAGACAGTGACGCTCGACAGGGGCGGTGTCAAGACCAATATCATCAACCGCCTTGTGTCCGGCTCGACATGGCTGACTCTGCGTGAGGGCAAAAACCGATTCTATCTGCGTGGCACAGGGCTTACAAAACTGAGGGTGAAGATCATTCACACCAATGCGTATCTGGGGGTATAACGATGCAGATTGAAGTTTATAAAATGACAGCGGAGAACGATGTCCTCACGATTACGCTTGAGGCAATCTGCGACACTTTTTCCTCCCTGCTGTGGGATATCGAATACTACAAATGCGGCAGCTTTGAAGTGTATATCGCCGCCAATCCGCAGAATGTGGACATCTTTCAGCCGGGACGCATTGTCGGCAGAGATGATGACAGTCAGCATTTCGGTATCATCGAATCTGTGCAAATAAACACAGATGTCGAGAACGGCGACTATCTGACGGTCAAAGGCAGATTTCTTATGTGTTTGTTGGAGCGCAGGATCATTCATCCGACCTACAATGTGACCGCAGAAAAGGCGTATTCAGAAATCATCCGAGAGGTTGTCACGCATAACACATTATTATCTGACAGCCGGAAGATTCCCGGCTTATCCCTCGGCACTGTATCCGGCACTTGTTGGGAGCAGACTACAACGCTGCAAATCTCCTATGCCAATCTCATGGAATGGGTGTACAC